CATTATTTGTTTTCCTTATCTGAAGATTCAATGTCTTTTAATAGCTGCGCCATTGCTCTGGCTGCTGCCGGACTATTAGGATTAAGCTGTCTAAGCTGTTTCATTTCAGCTTTCCAAGTAGGATCAAATAAAGCCTTCGATAGTGCTGCCGCTCTACGATTAAATGCCGCATCAGCTGTGGCCCCTGTAACAGTGCTAACTCCAGCGCTGCCCAACGATTTTAGTGGGCTATCAAAGAAATTTCTAATTGACTGAGATACTCCCCCGCGAAGTTCTTTTTTGATCTCTTCTCTGCCTGCTGTTTGTGATCCTCCTGGCCTGCCCAATCTAGCTCTTCCAAGCGCAGTCTTTAGGAAAACAAGGTTTCGCCTAGCCTCTTGATCTAGCCCGTTCATTAAAACTTTTTCTGATTTGTTATTAGGGAATATCGCCCTGAACAATTGCCCTGGTATGTTCTCGATTGTTCCGCCTTCCGCTGTTGTTTTAACTGCCCCTAAGCGCTTTTCAAGCTCAACCCTTACCAGTTGCGTCCATGCATCAGGATCAACGTCTGTGATCGCTTTCTTGGCCTTTAGTATAACTTGCGGGTTTGTTTGTGCCGGGTCAAATATCTTGCCGCTGATCTGTTTTAGCTGAGTATCGTCAAGCGCTGCTATTTTACCTATAAGTGAGTCTTGCATCTTGGTAACTGCTGGAGATGCTTCTGAAAACGCTTCGCGTGCTGCCTTGTAGGATGTGCTTGCGTCATCTATCTGGCTCAGCAATAACCCTTTGGCTTCCGTAAGCTTGGCTTTTGTAGTGTTGCCAAGCGAATCAGGGCCAACACCTTTTAACATCTGATCGATCTCTAATTTTGCGTTGTGCAGGAACCTGAGTGTTTGTTCCTGGCCTTCCTTTGGGGTAATCAAGCTATCAACTTTCTTTAATGACTTCGATATTTGCCCTGATTCCGGGAGCTCGCTCAATTCTACAGCAATAAAATCTTTTACTGGCTTGGTGTCTACGCTTGCGCCTTCTGCAAAAGCATCCGTATAAAGCGGTGATGTTTTTTCTGCTCTGATATTTTTCGCCTTTTCCACTGCGTTTTGTGCTGCTGTTCTAAATTTTGATTGGCCTGTAACAACAGCTTCAGGTGGTGCGATTGCATTCAGGAAGTTTTCAACAGCTTCACCGGCTGCTTTGTTCTGTGTTTTTAATCCCTTAACGGCTGAGCGTGTACCGGCTGGCAATTGAGCGACGAATGATTGCTTTTCAAGTTGTGCGGGTATGGCTGTTTGTTGAGCCTGAAATAATGGTATTCCCGTTCGCTCTGACGCTTCTTGTGCAGGCCTTATTGTCTGTGCGACATCCGCTAATTCGTCGGCCTGTGCACCCAAAGCCTTTGCCTTCCTTGCTTGCCGTATTCCTTGTATAGCTGGTATAACGGTTTCAACAGCCCCACCCAGAGCCGCAGCAATGGCTATTTCTTCTTCGTTAAGCTCGCCACCTACCTGTGACTGTATTGCTTCAATGGCTGCCTGAGTTAAACCAGACGTGGCCGCACCTGCCGCCGCTGTAGCTCCAACAGCCTTGGCACCAGCTAACCCCAAGCCTTTTGAGATTGCTGCGCCTCCTAGCGTTGCGCCCTTTCCTGCTGGCGTAAATGCCGCCGCTATACCAAGACCTTGCAATAAATCTAACCGAGATAGTCCAGGCTTATTAACCACAACCTGTGCGCCTGTCTCGTTGTTAGTAAGCAATATGTTGCCGCCAGGGTCAAACGTCTTGCCTATTGATTTGAAATTGTCTTGAATGATATCCGCTATTTCTTCATTGTTAGTTGTGGCCAGTAAGACTGGAGCAAGACCTACAACCTTTGAAGTATCTTCAGTCGACAACAATCCACCTTGCCCAAGCTCTGGCAATTCTTCAACAGCCCTTGTTTCTTCCCTTTCTTCTGGGAATGGCGAAGGCTTGAAGGTTGGCTCTGGTTGTGTTGATGGCTGCGCCTCAAGCTCCTGACTGATCAGTGAACCGCTATCAAGATCAATTATAGCGCTTGGCTGAATTTGAGCAGGCGTCGGAACTGCGCTTGTGCTTTCCCCTTCATCCACTAGCTGCCCTGTATCCAAATCAATGATAACCATTACTTGTTAAGCCTCTTCAATGTTTCTTCAATTGAAAGATTATTGCTAACAGCTGTATCCTGTATTTGCTGAAGAGTAAACACGCCTTTCTTTGTCTTCACTGGCTCGCCAAAATTAAACGCGAAGGTGTCAGGATCGCCGCCGCTTTCAGCGTGCCGATTAAATTGTTCAAATTCTCTCTTGTTGAACCAATTAGCACGCTGCAATGATTTTAGTCGTGCAACGTTTGCCGTTCTTGGATCACCAATTGAACCTGTTGTTGATTCTACAATACCGAACTCAAAATCAGTTGTCGGCCCTTTGAAGTTCTGCAGCTGATCAACTGCGAGCTGCTTCAACGTCTGATCCAGCAAGGCTTCATTTCCAACATCAATATCAGGAAAGAGCTTGGCCAGTTGTAATTTTGACTGTCCCACTATGCCTTGTGTTGCTGTTGATGCAACTTTTAGAGCCTGATTTAGCCTTACAGATGCACGCCCTGCATTTCGATTTCTTGCTGATAGCTCCGTCTTGACATCAGAAACACGCTTTTCTCTCTGATTCGCACCTGCCACTCCACGCGCTTGTTCGACTGCAATGTCAGCCTTCTTTTGCTGCATATCTAAGCCAAATTCCGCTGATGTTCTAAGCGCTTCCAGCCTATCTTGACCCGTTACAACTTGGCCTGATGGGTTTCTAACTTGAACCTCACCGCTTGGCAGTGCTTGTATGGTTGTGCCATCTGCCAATATTTCTGTTTTAGCTGACGCCTGCCCTGTTGCCGGTTTGTTTAGCTGCTTTTTTAATTCCGCTTGGAATTCTGGCGTGCCAGGGGCAAGCCCCGTTGCCGCTATGTTTTGCTGTATTGCTGTCGGCTTCGCCTCTGGTTGTTTTCCTTCACGCAAAGACAAAATATCCTGAATAGACTCATCAAAAGCAGAAAAATCACCCGTTTGCATTCCTTGTTCTAAAAGCTGTATACCTTCTTGTGTGTGCTCAGGATTGCCGCCTCTACTGATTATTTCCTGGTTTCGCAACCTGAGATTATTCAGCTGTGCGCCTCTATCCTTCAGCAGAGAAATGTCTTCAGCGCCTTTGATAAGGGATGCACGTTCAAAAGCCATTTGATTCACATCAGCAGCAAGTGCATCACTGGCAATTAACCCAGGCTGCGCTGCTTGTGCTCGCTCAGTGCCTAGCTGCGCCTGTTTTGCCTGATTAATACCGAACTGAATAGAGCCAGCGCCAGCTGATCCGCGTGTTCCTGGGCCTCTAAAATCTGATATAAATTGAGCCATGATTAATTCCCTGTGAATCCTTGTAATGCGCCACCAAATCCATCATCCATAGCGCCCTTTACCGTGTTAGCAACTTGCTGCACCCCAGCCCTCAAACCTGCCGCTTGCGCAACCAATCCAGACGATTTTGCCTGACCTGCGCCGATCAAAGCAGCTCCTTGCTGTGCTCCAAATCCAGACCGCAAGTTGCCAAGGTTAGTTGCCGCTTGTTGCTGTCGGCCAATCATTGCCTGCTCGCCTTCACTCGTTACGCCGAGTCGGTTAAATTGGTTTTGAAAATCCTGCTGGGCAAATCCTGCGCCCTGCTGAACAAGGGCACTCCTGATATTTCCGCCACCCAAGCCACCGATAGCAGAGGAATTACGAAGCAAATTACGCTGGGCCCTATCTTTAATGAATTTCTGGCCTGGAGACTCAATAAAGTTTTGGAATGCTTGCCTCTGCTGTTCTTGTGCAGTCCCTTGTGGCACAGGCCCAAGCCCATCTAGTTCTTCACGAAGATCATCTAACTTAGCAAGGCTTTTTCGCCTTGCTTCTGCTTTGCCGTGACTTGCACTGGCCATTAGCTTACCAAACATTTTACCTTTCCAGCCGCCGCCGCCTTTCCAGTTATCTTTCCCGCCAAATTGTGAGGCAGAGGTTTGTTGCTCAGATTCAAGGCTGCTTATCTCCCGCTGTATCTGTTCCCGTCTTTGTGCGTTTGTGTCTAATGCACCTAGGCCAAGAAGGACACGTTGAGCATTTAGCGAGTCTCCAGCGCCCTGCTGTATGAATGGCCTAAATTCAGATTCAGTCTGAGCTAATTGTGCAGCCGTTAGCCTGCCTGCTGCCTGCTGTGCTCTGCGCTCTGCCTTGGCTGCCTTCTTCTCTGCACCTCCAAAGTAAGTATCTTTAACTTTGCTCATCAGAGTTGCCCCTCTTTAACATTTACCATAAAATCACTAACTTCGCCCTTAGTAGCACCAAGCCGCCATTGATCAACTAAAACGCCATTTTTCATAATAGACTGCCTGTTTATGCCTTCGTCAACAAATCCAAATTTCTTTGTGTGGTAATAAACTTCAGGATAAATCACCGGTATTTCTGCGTTAAGCTTCTCGTATTGCTCTGGGCATTCGGTTAAAAACCACTCTAAGATTAACACGCTGGCATCTACACCTAAACCCCTGTGATTTTTGAGTAAATTACAGTGTATATTTAGGGTAACAGTGTTGACAGGGTAAAGGTTCCAGACACCAACAGCCTCATCATCTTTGATGATCATTAGGTAGCATTGGTGGCCATCAAAAGGCGTTTCATAGTCATCCCATTGCCCATCTTCCGCAATGCGGGCGAACAATTCAGGGTCGCGCAATATCGCGTCAACCTCTTCTACGTTTTCGGCTTTTCGTAAAGTGATCAAATCTCATTCCCCGTCACATAAAATGATAACGCATCTGCTGTGCTGCTTTCCATTCTCAAAGACCCACCAGGAGGGATCAAGTGGCCTACCGCCGCTGCGCCTAGATCAAATTTATCTCGAACAACTGTAGTTTGTGGGATGATTGCTTTTACCGCCAACCCTGAAACATCATAAATATACGCTTTGTAATCCACACTGGTTGTCGAATTATTGGATGCTGTAAATGCAGTAACTCGTGTGCCTGACCCACCACCGGATGATGCAGGCGAATCATAAAAATTCTGAATATTATCGGGGGCCGTATTGGTCACATTTGATACCAGAATAATCTCAGCCATTATCTAAGTCTCAATGTTGCATATTCAACAATAATATTTGTAGTGTTTGTGTTGTTCTCAACAAACACTTCTACATAATCATCCTCTGACATTGTAATTTGCCAAGGAATAGAAAGCGTCTGAGCACTGCTGCCGCTTATTGCTATTTGCACGCTAGATGTGGAAATCACTGTGCCATTCAATGCCAAGGACATTGAAACATTAATTGCGCCGCCACCGGATGATATAAGCCCCGCCGACGCTGTAATAGGGACTTGTAAATCCCTCTCAGCGAGATACGTGGCTCGACCCGCCGTAGTCGTTGAGAACTGCGATACCTGTTCCTCTACCCACGTAGCGTTAATTATGACCGGCACGTCCTGAGTTGCTATCACTGTCTCAGTTGCGTTGCTTCTGAACGCTGTTAGAGCATCTGCGAAAGTATCTTTTATGCCCGTGTTATTTTTGAAAGACCACCTAATATCATCTGCCGTGATTGTTTCTAAAGGCGTAACCCCACTGACAAATGTGCAGTTTTCGACCCTAGCAAGTGAGCCTGCTGGGACATTGCCGCTTGAAGTCAGGCCAGATATACCAAAAGCACCAGCAGGAGCGTTGACGATCATGGTATTGAATTCTAAAAGGATTTGAGTTGCTGTGCCAAGATCAATAGCTTTAAATGATGCGCTTGTAGATGTAAAATTTATCCTGTCACAAAGTAGAATGGTTCCTGAAGTGCCAAAAAACGAAGCGCCATCATTTACGTTATGAGCGGCAAAGTTAAGAAATTCAACAACTCTCATATCAGTGAAGTTACCCAACTTTGCGGCATTGTTAACAATCATATTCTCAAATATTACCCGTCTAATTCCCCCAACTGTATCAGTAAAGCTAAACGCTGAATTGGTAATGCCTGGTATCAGCATAACGTTTCGCATAAAAAAGGATGCGTCTACGCCAGAAAACATAATGCCCGAGCCTGTGAATGTAACTATGCTGGAGAATCCATTTCGACCATCAACTAAAGAACCCTCTTGGCATATAAAATTCTTTGACACAGAAAATGAACCAGAAAATATATAACTTTGGCCTGCTTCTAACGTTATTGTAGTTGCATCCTGAGTTGGAAAATCAGATTCTTGATTGATATAAATGGCTGAATCCGAAAACAATTGGCTAAAATTATCATTTATCTTTTGCCCACCAGTGCGCCAATCGTCGCCCGTCCGATCATTTGCAACTGCGCCTAAATTTATTAATTCCTGTGCCATTATGCCTCGTCCTGATCGAAAGAGTGTTTATCCGTATCCCAAGTAAAACCTGTTTCATCCCACGTCAACGGGTCGCCGCTTCCGATTTGTTGCTGCAATGACAATAGCTTAGCCCTTAATACTGAATTATCAGAATTACCGACTGATAATGACGTTGTAACATTAGATTGCTCTGTTAGTCGCTCTAAATATTCGCTAAACCGATTGGTTGCTACACCGGATGGAGTCAAAAATTCTCCGCGCCTAGGGGGGATTATTTCAGCCACTTTGCACCCCCACTTCAGGAGTTGCCGCCAGCCTGATTAGATTGGCTCTTATGGGATCGGTTACAGTTAATCGCACCGTTCGCGCTACAGGGAATCGGCCTTGTCTACGCCATATTGTTCTGTGACCATATTCACCGATTTTGCCTATTTTACGCTTTGTTTCTGAGTTGAAAGTGTGGCCGCCATCGTCTGACTTATCCATACGAACAACCGGCTCTGAGCCTGGACCAACTGTTAAACCAACACCAGCCTGGAATGTCGCTTCAAACTCACCAGAGAATATTGGCAGCCCATCGATATCAAAGGGCTGTGCAGCCATGTGACGATAGATTGGCTCCACGTAATATGTCAATGTGTCACGATCCATTTCACCGATAGTGCCATTAGTGCCATCACCAACCAACAATTTGCCATAAGCTGAAACGATTGATTGAACGTTCCAACGATTGTCAGTTAAACCTGATTGCAGCTCAAACCATACTTTTTCACCAAGCAATGCTGAAGCTGTGGCATTATAAACAAAGGTTACCGATGGTATCGCTATCGATTCAAAAGTGAACGCCGCAAAGAATTGACCGCGCTCCGCCCAAGTCATAGCGAATGAGTTATTGATCTCATCAAGCGTGAATTTTTGGATTGCCGTATCAATGGCATCTGTTGAAATCTTTTGTACACTTGAGCTACCTGTTACTCTCCATATTGCAGAAAGCTCATTAAGCCCACCGCCGACAAAGCAAAACGTATTATCAAACTCCACAAGAGAGAATTTTGCATGTAGGCCTTTCTGTATATTCGCCCCTGGTATTCGTTGAAACGGGAACCCGGCACCGCCAACATTTTGCGCTAGCTCAAAAACATCACTACCAGCAATAAACAGCTCGTTATGGTTTACATGCAGAGCAACAATTCTATCAGGGCTGATCTCTGCGCTACCAAAATCCAATGCATTATAAACGAGTGGATTATTCAAATTTGAATTGAAGTAAACCGCCCCATCAGTTGCAGAAAACACAAAGTAGCCATCTTTAAAAACAACTGAATCTGAAGTGCGAAAACTAGGGTCTGTTATTTGTGTGAGCGTATTGGTTACAGTTGCGAAAGCGTAAGCATCACCCCCAGGCACAACTATAACTATGAATTGACTGCCCGTGTCAGCGTTTTTTGCGTTTACTGCTAGAGAAACGCGACCACTGCCTGATATTGTGCCGTGATTGGTTACAGTGCCGTTTACATCTGTTGATACAAGACTATTGCCGTTAACAAAGTAAGGCACGCCATCAGCCGTTATTGAGCCTCTATTCGTTCCTAACGCCGTATCAGCAAACTGCTTTAAACCCAATGGCTGAAATAATGCGCGGGTAGATAATGCTGCTGACTCTGCTACGTGTGGAATCCAGTTGATGCACCGTTGTGATGAAAACGGCTTGCTTTCACTCTGGTAGAATGTGAATCCTAGTGGCAACGTAATGCGAGGCACTTAGAAATTCTCCCGCGCATTCTGTGTAAAGAATCGCGTCTCATCTAGGCATTCATTGCCTGAGCCAATCGGGAGGGAATCAGGATAGGCTACTTCTCCGATAAATACAGACGATGCCTGAAGTCTTTGGAGTGTTGAATCCGCATTTGCTGCCAAGGCTGGCGTGACAATAGCCTGGAATGTGGGAGCTATTCGGATAGCTAAAGCGTATTTAAATGCTGCGCGTGCATTACCATCAATGTTTACTGTGTCAGTGCTGTTTGATACCTCGATAAAGGCAGGCGTTAACCCTGAATCGGCCCATTCAAGACCAAGATCATTAAGCCTGTCGAGTATCATTTGATAATCTTCAGCCTCTAGCGCTGTTTCAGCAGTTTTTACGCCGATCTCTTCAGCTGCGCCATTAATTATTTGAACTGCTGTGGTCATTTTAAGCCCCGATTATTTCGCGTGCTTCTTTTCTTAAATTACCTAACGACTTTCGTCTATCAAGATCAACACCGAAATGATCCTTGATATGTCCTTCGATTTCTTTCTTGCTCATCTTGTCGATGTTAAGCGATCCGTTGATAGATTGTACCACACCTTCTACAGCGTCAAGTGCGTGCTGTGCTTTAGCCGCTTCTTCTTCATCGCCTGAATCAATTTTTTCTTTATCAATACCAACATCATTCAAATTAAGAAATGCTGCCGGTGAATCTCTCCAGCCTAGAGCCTCTTGCTCTGCGAATTCTGAATTATAAATAATTTTAGGCTTTTTATTAGCGTGATAAATCCAGCGCTTGAATTCTTTCATACATTCTCCGAAAAGAGAAAGCCCCCGCGAACGAGGGCAATAAATGCTAGCCAGTCAAACGAACAGCAAAGTCCGGATTCTGAGCCTTGATGCCATAAAGGATATCAAAGCGGAAAACGGTCTTATCGTTAGTAATGTCATACTGACGAACCGAACGGATAGAAACACCTTTGAAGCTTTCGCGTGCTGCGCTTGCTCCATCAGTAGGCATATCCAAAGGTGCCATTGCAAGAGTGATCGCGTTCTTGTGGAACCCAAGATTCTGAGGATGGCTAGCTCCACCAGTACCAGTTTTAACAGTAATTACGGCGTCTTCTGCCGGTGCTGCTGTTACTGTCTGGTATGGGCCAGAGGTGATCATTGGAGGGCTGATTGTTATAGTAGCCGGGCCAGTTGTAGCGCCTGCTGCTGCGTCTGCAGTTACTGTGAATGTCTGAAGATCACCAGTATCAACCCGAGTACGACGGTTAACAGAGTTAACGCCTGCAATTGTAATAACATCACCAGCCAGCAATATATCAGCAGTGTCATTAGTCCAACCATCTGTGATAAGGCTCTGAGTCCAAGAGTCACCAGCTAATGCATAGGTGGTATCTTGAGCTGTACCGTTAACCAAAGGCGTACCAGTAGCAACGCCAACAGTGTGAGTTGCAAGGCTGTTGGACTCGAAAATATCAAAACGACCATACCGGCCAACTGAAGCCTCTTCGATTGCCTTGGTTGCAATTCCAGTAGGGAAAACAGTTTTAAGACCGTCAGCCAGCGCAACAGCAGCGTCAGCATTAACTACCAAGCAACGCTCAGCCATTGGAGTTCCCAACTTGCTTAATACCGCACCAGTTGAGGCAACGGTTAAGAAAGTGGTAGGAGTTGTTCCAGGCGTGCCAGTAAAGTTGCCGATATTTGAGTAAACGCCACCCAAATCAGTTTCAACTTTCTGCGCTAACTCTTCCATTGCTGGACGAATGAAACGGCTAGTCATATCTTCAACGCTTAAAGTCATATCCTGAGACGTAATCTCAAAATGTACCTTTTGACGCTGATCAAGAGTAACTGTAGCTGCTCTTTCTTCGATATCGGTCGCAGTTCCGAGAGTAGCACCACTTGATGCTTCAAACATAACAGGCCGACGAACCTGGATAGACGCACCAACTTTCTGAAACTGGCTGTCTAATTGACGGTCAACTTTCTGACCCATGACAAGAGAGTTCAAAAACTCTTTTACCGCAATCTTGGTAACAAGACTGGTATTCTTAAAATTATTGCTCATTTTGTAGCCTCTTTAGGCCATTACAGATTGTAAATCTCATCCATTGTCATCTCGCCCATATCTTTAGAGAGAGAGCCACCGGACGATATCGGTTCAATCGGGTCAGGCGCTGCACTTAATTTTATGTTTGGTTGTGCAGACATATTTGCTGAGATTCGACCTAGCTCCATCATTGCTTGATTAGGTGTCATATTTGCCAGCTTGTCAGCCATGTCTAAATGCGTGCCGAGATGATAAACCAACTCCGCCCCATTTTCAGACTGTACAAGTGCATCAGCCACGCCGTTTGGCAATTCAGGTATAGCATTTGCAACATCACCAAAGTCAGGCTTGTTCAGCGCAGCGATACGTTCGTTGAACTCCGCTTGTATTTGTTCTGCGCTTGCCTGTGCCGCTGTTTGTTGTGCTGCTTCTGCTTGAGACTTCACCGCTTCAGCCACTTGATATTTAATTGCAGCAGCATTATACGCCGCATCATCAAAATCAAAATCTTCTAAACTTGGCACTTTGCTTTCACCAGTGTTAACCGGCTTGGCTAATGCTTCGTCTAGTTTGCGCTGTAGCTCGTCAGCTCGTCGTTTTTCTGCATATTTGTCTGCTGTTACTTTGTTTATACGCTTCTGAAACCCATCTTCTTTTGGGGCTTCTTCCACTTGTTCGGTTGCTGATTCCGAGGATTCTACTGTTTCAACTTCTTGAGCACTCGCAATCTGTGCGTCAAGTGTAGCCTCTTCAGTAAGTGCAGCGTTTTGTTCTTCGCTCATTTACACACCTTAAAAGGTTAATTTTAGCCGTCGATAAGCTCAACGTGGGCTTGTTACTTATTGTAATACATTTGGCCATAAACTCAAACTA